GGTGCATTCCTGGTTGCTGAAAGTCAAGTAAAAACCCATTTGACAAAAGCTGATCGAATTAATCGTGCGCTTAACGATGTTCTCGGGGACGACGATTAAAGATGGGCGGTTTTGGCGCTAGCGGTAGTGGTGGACAGGGATTTGCAATTCGGCTTGAGGCCGATGGTGACACAAAGCTAGGAAATAGCACTGGTGATTTACATCAAGTCACGGGCACCCTTCAATTAAATGAGAACGTATTTGTCCTGGCAAACGGAAGACTCGGAATCGGCACAGACGCTCCCGACTACAAACTTGACGTAGCCGGAAACATTGGGATAAACCAACACATTTATCACAACGGCGATGCTAACACCAAAATAAACTTTACTGACGACAGGGTTCAGATTGAAGCCGGCGGACTTGCGCTGATAGGAGCGCACAAAAAGGCTTCTGCTCCTCATCAAGTTACTATTAACAATGGGTCTAACAACGTTGATTTTGTCGTTAAGGATAACGATAATAACCAAATTATATCAACCGATGCTAGCACCAGTAGATTGGGAATCTTGACAGATGCTCCCAGTGTTACCTTAGATGTCGCTGGCGATGTCAACTTTGATGGCGGGGCTGTTTTCAACGAATCAAGCGCAGACAAAGATTTCCGAGTGGAGAGCAATAACGCCGATCATATGTTTTTTATTGATGGTAGTTCTAATCGTATTGGCGTAGGAACTTCCGGACCTCAGCATACTATTGATATACAGGAGAGAACCGGAGTTGAAGCGGTCATTCGGCTACAGGGAACAGCCGATGTTGGAATCCGACTTGCCGCCGACAGTGACAACAGCGGAGAAAACGATAACCCATATATAGACTGGTATCAGGATGGGCAAAATTCTAATTCTCGCAACAATCGTCTTGCATCAATTGCCATGGAAGGTGATGCAGGCGCTACGTTCACTGGGTCTATAGCAAATGCTTTGTTTTTATCAACCTTTTGTCCAAATGCTCAAAGCTCTAGTTTGCGCCCATTCCAGATTGCTACTGATTCAAGCAATAATGGGTTTAGAAATAGGCTTACTATTGAGGGCACTAATGGGTATGTTGGACTCCACACTGCTGTTCCGACACATCCACTGGAGGTTTCTGGAAACGCAAAAGTAGCAGGGACAACCACCTCACAATTCTACGTTACCCAAGTAAAAGAACAAGATCTTGGATCTGGAACAAGCAGCACTTTATCCGTAGCGTCTGGGACCATGTTGTTAGATGCGGACTCGATCAACGGCATTGATATGGGCGGTATGGAGGTTCATGATCTAGCTTTTCCTAGAGGAAATGATTCTGGCACAAGACTCTCACTAATCATTAAAACAAACACTAATAACGTGTTCATTCTGCCTTCAGGACTTATAAGTGGGACTTTTGATAGTCTTAGCCCTGCTGCTGGAGTAACCGCAACTGAATATGTTTGGATTAGTGAGGGCGCACACCAGGCCTGGCACCAAGTGAAATAAGAAAGGAAAGAGATGAAAAAATCTGAACTCAAAAATATTATTAAAGAATGCGTGAAAGAGGTGATCTTCGAAGAGGGTGTTCTTTCAGGCATTATCACAGAAGTTGCACAAGGTCTCCAAGGGTCATCTTTGGTCCAAGAGTCTAGGCAACCGCAACAAAACTCAAAACCCTCTCCTCAAGCAAGAGAGGCAAAGAAGAAAGTTCTTTCTGCTATTGGCAATAATGGCTATGATGACATAAAGAGCAAATTTACAAACCCTCAGCTTTTTGAGGGAACACAACCAATACCAGAATCAGGCAAGGGTCCCCTAGGAGGGATGGCTCCTGGCGATGCTGGGGTTGATATAACTAATATTCCAGGTATGGGCAACTGGTCAACAGTTGTTTCTAAAATAAGAAAGTAAAAAAATGAGAAGACAGAAAAACAACAAATTTCCAAAGAAAATTAACGGATGCATAACGGTCACCGCCCAAGAGTGCGGAGACAGTAACGATCGTATGGTCAGAAAGTTTATTAAAAAGGCCAAAAAGGAGGGGATCGTTGATGAGTTTAGGTCAAGAACTCATTATAAAAAGCCTTCCGTGCTTAAGTCTGAGAAGAAAGCTCAAACACAAAGAGTTATAGATAAGGTCAATAGAGACAGGGACGAACTATTTAATCCTAGCAGCAAGAGAACTGCTAAGCGTTCTAGGAGGAGAAGATAATGGGCAGGAATTACACATACGGAACTCCAGGAGTTAATAATGTCGGGTCTTATCAAATGGCAGGACTGCCATATTTATCTGGTTCAGAGGACCTAAAAGCCGACGAAGAGGACCGCCACACATTTAACCCGATCGCAAAATCTGTCACCGTGTTTAACCATGGGCATCAGCACATAAGAATTGCTTTTGCCGCTACTGGGGCGATGAACACTCCAGAAACAAGTCACCACTTCATTACTCTGTCTGGCACTTCCGCCACAGCCGGATTGAGTGGCAGTACGTCGCTCACCTTGAATGGTAGAATGAAAGATGTTTATATTTCAAACCCGTCGGCACTCGCAACCCGCTATGAGATATACGCAGAACTTACAAATATTGCATCTGGAGAGATGTTAGCACCAACTGGTTCTGGTGTTTCAGACTAACTTTGCATATAGAAAAAAGTCTATTTGTGTTTGTCATAACTATTTAATTTGATCAACTCTCTTCGAAGGGGATATATTTATGTCTAACTCCATGCTTGAACAAGCCATTATTGATGCGTCTCAACTGCGTGAGGCCGCTCTTAAGAGTGCTGAAACCGCCGTCATTGAAAAATATTCAACCGAGGTTGAGCAAGCCATGCAGAACATTTTGGAGCAGGATGATGAAGAAATGGGCTTTGGGATGGATGACGATCTAGAAGACAGCGCCGAGGATGGAGTTGAACTTGATATTCCAATGGCCCACGACCCAAGCGTCGAGGGCGATGATGTTGTGGTTGTTGATTTAGATCAAATCATCGCCGCCGCCGAGTCAGAAGATGATTCGGAAGAGGAAGATTTTGAACTTGATCGTCAAGAGATCGCTGATGAGGTTGGCATGGACGTTAGTCTTGGAGACGAAGTTGTGCCAGGCAATAGAGGTGATGACGAGATCGAGGTCGATGAGGCGGACCTTGTTGACCTATTTAAAGAAATTTTGACTGTTGACATACCTGAAGAAGATCAGGAAATGGTCGCAGAATATGATGAAGAAGAAGTCGCCGAGGCTGAAGAGGAGGCTGGAGTTTTTGTGGCCACCCCCGCCGAAGATGGCGTCGCCAAAGAAGATCTTGAAAGTTTGGAATACAAGTCAGACCGACTTGAGATGAAAAACGAAGAACTCGTAAAAGAAAACAAAGATCTAAAAAGTATATTAGTAAAAGTTAAGAATCGTTTAGAAGAGATTAATCTCTCTAACGCTAGGTTGTTGTATACCAATCGTGTCTTGCAGGACTCCTCCCTGAATGAGCAGCAAAAAAATAAAATTGTTGAGATGGTCACTGGAGCACAATCGGTTAAAGAAGCAGAGTTGATTTTCGAAGCTCTTCAAAAGACGATGGCGGGCAATTCATCTAAGAAAGCCCCACAATCATTGTCTGAGGTAGTCTCAAGAAAGTCTTCAGTGATTCTAAGTGGAAGACGTGAGTCTGAAACACCCGATAGTGGTAAACCCGTTTTAAATCGCTGGGCTACCCTAGCAGGTATAAACAACAAATAAATAAACAGATTTATTAAGGAGAAAAACAAATGTCTGTAATTGATACTTTAACTGAAGGAATCAAACGACGTTCGCTCGCCCATGAAGGTGAAGCTCTACTTGATAAGTGGACCAAGACTGGTCTTCTGGAAGGGCTGGGTGATAATGATCGCTCGAATATGGCTCGTCTTCTGGAAAACCAAGCAGGTCAGCTTCTCAAAGAGCAAACTACCATGCAAGCTGGTGACGTCGAAGGATTCGCTTCTGTCGCATTCCCAATTGTACGCCGTGTATTCGGTGGGTTGTTAGCACAGGACCTCGTTTCTGTGCAACCGATGAGCCTCCCAAGTGGACTCATCTTTTTCATGGATTTTGTCTACAGTTCCGATAGCGGGATGCTTGGACCCGATGGCGAAGAGTCTAAGCTCCATCGTCTTGGTGCCCAAGGTGATAGCTCCATTTATGGTCAAGGCCGTGTCGGTCGTCAAATTATGAGTGGTGCAAACCTTGATGATTCTCAAGGAGAGCAAAGTTTCTACAATCTAGGAAATGGCTTCTCTAGTCCGACTGGATCCATAACTGGTATTACCATTATTGCGTCTGGTACGTTCGGTGCGAACGAGTCGGCTGATGATGTTAAGACCCTTCGTCGTGACCCTGATCTTATTTCGGGTACGTCAACTTACGTTATCGGTGAAATCACTGTCACAAACGCTGACGGCGTGAATCTTGATAACCTTTCGGCTCTTGTCGTCTCCGGTGCTAACGGCGCAGGTGACTTCCAATCCGGATCGAACAGCGCTACTGCTGCTGGACAAGGGTATCACGCTCGTCGTTTGAACCAGTTTTCCGGAAGTTCGAGGGACAAGATCTTGCTTGTCGGTGTTAGCCGTAATGCTGTCTTGACGCCTGTGCAACTTTCGCACTCGATGGGTAGCCACGGTGGCGCTAGCGTTTCTGGTAAGGTGTTCTTCCCGATTACGGACAACTTTGTTGCAGCCGGCGATCCTTTCGGAGCCCTTAAGGGTAGCAGTGCTAACCAAGGTTGGGGACTTGAAACAAGCGTCGAGATCCCAGAGATCGACATCAAGGTGGACAGCACCGCTGTCACCGCAGTTACCAAGAAGCTCAAGGCTAAATGGAGCCCCGAGCTTGCTCAGGACTTGAATGCTTATCACAACCTCGACGCTGAAGTCGAGTTGACAAGCATCCTTTCCGAGCAGATTGCTCTTGAAATTGATCAGGAAATCCTTTCGGATCTCGTTGCTGGCGCAACGGCCGGTACGCTCTACTGGAGCCGCCGCCCTGGTAAGTTCCTTGACCGCAGCACAGGTGCTGATATTTCGAACAGCTTAGCTCCGACCTTTACGGGTACTGTGAGTGAGTGGTACGAAACCTTGCTTGAGACCATTAATGATCTCAGTGCTCGTATGCACCGTAAGACACTTCGTGGTGGCGCTAACTTCATCGTTTGCTCGCCGGAAGTTGCAGCACTTCTTGAATTCACTGCCGGATTCAAGGCCAGCGTTAAGCCTGAAGATGATCAGGGTTCGTGGGGTGCCACTCAGGTCGGTTCATTGAGCCGCAAGATGGACATCTACGTTGATCCTTACTTCATGCGTAACGTGATTTTGGTTGGACGTAAGGGCAATAGCTTCCTTGAAAGTGGCTATGTGTATGCTCCTTATGTACCGCTGCAAGTCACACCCACCATCTTTGGTGTTGAAGACTTCGTGCCTCGCAAGGGCGTGATGACTCGCTATGCCAAGAAAATGGTGCGTCCTGACTACTACGGTCTTGTTGTATGCTACGATCTTAATGGCTAATTAGCCCTAAGGTTGAATAACAACGCAGAGAACCTCGTCCTTGTGGCGAGGTTTTTTGTTTTTATATGGTATCTAAAACTACTTATAAAGACCGAGTGTCTTTAAAATACAGATGAGGATTAATTAATGCCTGTAAATTTACAGCCAACTAGTCAAACAAGTGCTTTGGTTCTGCCCTCAACAGGCACCTATAGTGATGTTGCTGGCGCTTTAGCTTATGGTATCTATAGTGATGATGCAAACTTTCTTAGTGGAGCTATGGAACAAGTAACATATGTTTACCATAAGCTTGGTGGTAATGTTCTTGACATAGAGATGCAACCAGATAATGTTTATAATGCTTACGAAGAATCTTGTTTGGAATACTCTTATCTTGTTAACACACATCAGGCCAAAAACGTTTTGTCTGATATGTTGGGAAACACAACGGGAACATTCAACCATGATGGCGAATTAAGCGGAACATATACAACAAAGGCAAACTTGAAGTTTCCAAGATTTCAACTTGGGTATGCTACGCACATTGGTAGAGGTGTCGGAGTTCATGTCGGACTTGGGGCTACACAGACAATATACTCAGCTTCGTTTTCAGCTTCAAGGGATACACAAGATTATGATCTTCAAGCCGTCATTTACAGTGCGTCTTTAGAATCATCACAGCCTTTCTACAATAAGATTGGGTCCGGGTCAATAACCATCCAGCAAGTCTATTATAAAACCCCAAGAGCAGCTTGGAGGTTCTTTGGTGGAAATAGTGTTGGCACAGTTGGAAACCTTTCAACTTATGGTATGTATGCTGATGATTCCAATTTTCAAATGGTGCCGTCTTGGCAAAATACATTGCAAGCCTATGCATATGAAGAAGATATGAAGGTCAGGGCCTCGCATTACTCTTTTCAGATCAACAACAATAAACTTAGAATTTACCCAACACCTGATGGAAATAATCCGGACAAGTTCTGGGTTAGATTCCGAGTTTCTGAAGATGCATTTAACGAAGAAGAAGATAGAACATACGGCGCTGACGGTGTTAACAACATGAATGCATTGCCGTTTCCAAATGTTCCATACAAAAATATTAATAGTATTGGAAAACAGTGGATCAGAAGATATGCGCTATCGCTCTGCAAAGAAGTTCTGGGACAGGTCAGATCAAAGCTCGGATCAATTCCGATTCCTGGAAATGATGTAACCCTTAACGGACCAGCATTGATTTCTGAGGCTAAAGAAGAGCAAAACGCTCTAAGGGATGAGTTAAAAGCCGTCTTTGACGAAATGGTTTATGGTAAACTCGCTGAGGGGGATGCTGCAATGCAGGATAGCATTAATAATGTTTTCAAAACCATCCCGCACGGCATTTATGTTGGATAAATAAATGACAAGCCATAAAAATAAGTGGACTCAGCCTGCATCACCTCCGCCACCGCTTTTTGTCGGACAAGCAGAGAGAGATTTTGTTAAACAAATCAATGATGAGATCATTGAAAAAATTGTTGGACAACAAGTTCTATATTATCCAATTGATGTAGAGAGATCAAACTTCCATCCCTTGTACGGAGAATCAATGAAGAAAACTTTCTTGCCTCCGGTGCGAGTTTATGCTCTTGTCGAGTATGTTGGCTCTGACAGGGTTCAACAAAAATATGGATTTGACAACCTGTATAACATAAATGTCCACACTCACAAGCGACGACTGGTAGAAGACCAAGACTTGTTCGCTCGGCTTGGAGACTTTATGCAGTACGATGATATGCTTTTTGAGATCGTTGATTTGTTTGAGCCAAGATATATTTTTGGACAAGATAGTGCATTTACGGACAAAGAGACTGCTATGGAAGTAACTTTGGTCGGTAAGCAGGCTAGAAGAGGGCTTTTCAATGCCGATTAGAACACCGATGAATACCCAGTTGAGTTCGTCCTATTCTTTGGCCCCTTCAAAGATTGAGGATATAGATTATGCTATATATAATTTTATCAACGACAAGTTAGATATTTTTGTGGACTCTAACGAAGGGTGGGAAAAAGTTCCTGTCATATATTCGTTACCTGAAAGATCATATCAGATAAAAAACGATCCTGAACTGAGACCTAACGGAAGAACTTTAAAATATCCACTAATTTCAATACATAAAGTCTCTGCTGTGCAAAACCCAGCAAACAAGGGCGTATATGGTGTAAACTTGCCACCATATTTTGATTTTTACAATCGTGGTGGATCAATACCTGTGGCAAGAGTAGTGGAGCAAGAGCAAACTGCAAAATTTGCTAACGCTAACGCTATAAGAAAATCAGATGGCGGGATGAACAAAAACAGGCAGACTTTCCCAGGAAAAAATAAAAACATTGTTTATGAAACGTTGATGATTCCAATGCCAACGTTCGTAGAAATGACATACACGATAGACATCGTTACAGAATACCAAATGCAGATGAACCAGATACTTGCAAAATTCCACACTCACACAGGTGATCCGAGTGTCTTTTCGGTGTCGCATGAAAGAAATAGCTACGAGGCATTTATAGATCCAAACTACAATATAGACTTCAAAGCCGATGGTCTGGATGTGACTGAAAGAATATTTAAGGCCGCCTTGTCAATAAAAGTTTTGGGATACATTGTTGGTGACCCAGATAATCAAAATACACCAATTACTGTAAAGCGCCAAAGCGCTGCCAAAATAAGGTTTGGCAGAGAAAGATCAAGCCTTAGCGAGGAACCAGATTTTCACGCAAACAGAAAAGATAAGTACAGACCATAAACTCAAAGGAGTTTAGAAGTTTGTCTTACTATTTATTATTAGCAAACCTACGTTTAAGGTTACTTTTATATTTGTTAGCTTATGAGGAGAACAAAGAAAAATGGCGGACGATCCAACAAAGAAATTTAAGTTTATCTCACCAGGTGTTTTTGTCGATGAGATAGACAATAGCCAACTTCCTGCTACCGCAGGTGCGGTTGGACCAATGGTTATAGGTAGAGCACGAAAAGGGCCGGCTATGGAGCCTGTCACAATTAGTTCGTTCTCTGAATTTATAGATGTGTTCGGTGCCCCAATGCCTGGTGGTGAGACTGGCGATATCTCTAGATATGGAAACACGCTCGGTCCAACCTATGGAGCATATGCTGCTCAGGCTTGGCTAAGAAATTCTTCTCCTCTTACATTTATGAGGACAGTCGGTGTGCAAGATCCCGACGCAACTACTGCTGGATTGGCTGGCTGGAAAGCTGGTACATTAAGCAGCAATCCTGCTGAAGGTGGTGCCTGGGGTCTTTTCTTGTGGCCTTCGGGAACCATCACAACGCCAGCAACTGCTGGAGCCGACTCAGAAGGCGGCGGCGTCCTTTCTGGCGCTTTGGCAGCTACTTTTTACCTGACACAGGGGCGTGTGCTCATCTCAGGTACACGAGTTGGCGTCGGCGGACTAAACGAGCAGGCTCACTTGACAGCTTCTGCTTGCGAATTATACCGGACTCACGCTAATGGTGATATTGATTTGGTGTTTAGTACGGATGGAACAAACTCAGCCGAAGCTATAGCATCTTTGGAAAAAGTTAGTGTTAGTTTCAATCCTAATAAAAATAACTTTATCCGTAAAGTGGTGAACACTAATCCTACGGTGACTAACACGGCTATTACTCGTGCTGAAACAGCTACTGCGAATCAGGGCGGCAAGTTTTGGCTTGGTGAGACATTTGAATATAGCCTTGTTGGACAGACCCAACAGTCGATTGGTGTTATCGTGGGTTCAGGCTCTAAAAACCCAGCCGGTTCGCTCACTGGTGCAATTGATGCAACCCAGGCTGACCTTCGAAATTCTTTGTGCTATGCTGCTATTCTTCCTTTGAGAAACCAGGAAAACAATGCAGAGGTGGGCAACGACTTTAATTTTGAAGCCCAAAAAGGCACGACAGGATTTTACTTTGCTCAAGATTTAAATCAAGGTGAAGCATCCGCATCTTATGATGCTCTGGCTCAGCAGAAATTGTTTAGATTTGAAGCTTTGACGGCTGGCGACTGGGCTCAAAAAGAGATTAAGATATCTATTGCTGATATTAAGGCCCCCAGAGGCGAGTACGAACGATATGGAACATTTAATGTTCTTGTTCGAAAGCTTTCAGATAGTGACGCCAAGCCTGTTATTCTTGAGAGATATGATAACTGTGACTTGAACCCAGCATCCCCAAATTATCTTGCTAATAAAATTGGTGATAAGTTCATGACATATGATTCAATCGATAAGAGAAACAGAGAGTATGGGCAGTACCCAAATCGCTCAAAATACATCCGTGTTGTGATGAATGATGATGTTGATGCTGGAGCTACAGATCCAGAACTGCTTCCTTTCGGTGTCTTTGGTCCGTTAACTTACCGCTCGGCGACCATTACAAGTGGTTCGGCGGGTATGGTTAGTGTTTCGGCTTCTGCGAGAGCAGCACGAGGTGGCGATGCGGGCTTAAGTGTCGCTGCCGGAACGTGTGCGACATTGATTGACGGCGGACAGCCTTCGAGCTTTGGTCTGGGTGGACTTGGATCAACCAGCGGCACCACTGCCGGACTCGGCATCATCGGCGCATTAAATAGTACGATCGGCAGCACCGCTACCCTTCTCGCTTCGGCTTTCACGGCATCTGTAATATTCCCATCGGTTCCTTTGCGCAAGCAAGGTAGTTGGGGATCGCCAAAAGATCTTAAGAGCACCTACTGGGGTGCTTGGACGGGACGAGGCTCGCAAGATACAGCCTTCAATGATTCAATCATAGATATGGTTAAACCTAGAGTTAAGGGGCTTCAAAGCAATCCTTCTGCTATGCATGATTTGCAATTTAGCCCAAATCAAGATGGAGCAGCAAATGACCCGCTGGTTATCTCTTGGCACTTTACGCTTGATGACATCTCGGGCTCAGTGGCGGAAGGGTACGAATTTGTTTCGGGATCTCGCCAAGGCGATGGTACCGCTAACAGCAATGCGGTGGTTCAAAGCGTTACAGCGGCCAGTGCTTCATACTCGGGCGCTCTAGACGCAGGTCTTGATCGTTTCACTACCGTTCTTCACGGTGGGTATGAAGGGTTCGATGTTACTGAGAAAAATCCTTTCCGTAACGGCGGATTTTCAACGGCAAACATTGAAAAAACGTCTTATCAGTTGCACACTCTGCGCAGAGCGATTAACATCGTCTCTGATCCTGAGGATGCACAGTATAACGTTATCACGTTGCCCGGAATTATCCAAAACAACGTAACTGAGCACCTTCTCGACACAGTTGAAGAGCGTGCTGATTCGCTGGCAATTATTGATATCGATGATATCTACACGCCATCTACAGAAACTACTGAAAGTGTTTCGGAAAGAAACTCCAAAACAGTGAAGCAGGCGGTTGATAGCCTTAGGGATAGAAACCTTAACAATAGCTATGGTGCAGCATATGCCCCCTGGGTCCGCATCAGAGATAATGTTAATCAGAGAACTCTTTGGGCACCGCCATCAGTGGCCGCCCTGGGTGTTCTCTCAAACACAGATAACACTCAAGGTCCTTGGTTCGCACCTGCTGGATTTACCAGAGGCGGACTAACAGAGGGCGCTGCTGGTATTCCAGTTCTTGATGTGTCGAGAAAGTATACGCAAGATCAGCGTGATGATCTTTATGATGCAAACATTAATCCAATTGCTAAGTTCCCTGCTGAAGGAATTGTTGTCTTCGGACAGAAAACACTCCAGCAGACACGCTCGGCTCTTGATCGTATCAATGTTCGCCGCCTGATGGTCTACTTGAAGAGGGAAATTTCCTTCATCGCTTCGAGACTCTTGTTTGATCCCAACGTTATAACAACTTGGAATAGCTTTAGAGCCCAAGCTGAGGTTGTGTTGGACGATGTTAAGTCAAGGTTTGGTATCGAAGAGTTTAGACTCGTCCTTGACGACACAACAACGACACCAGACTTAGTTGACCAAAACATCATCTACGCTAAGTTGCTTGTGAAGCCCACTAAGGCTGTTGAGTTCTTCGCTATCGACTTCGTAGTGACAAATAGCGGTGCCGGTTTTGAGGACTAAAAATAAAGTTTCAGATCTACTTAAGGATACAAGGAGAAAATAAAAATGGCAATCAGTTGGGATAATGTCGCAATAGACCCAAAAAGAAGATTTAGGTTTAAGCTTGCGTTTGGCTCAGGTCAAGGTAAGGCGATCAAAGAATATTATGTTAAAACAGCAACAATGCCAAAGGCCACAGTTAGCACAATAGAACATAGTTACTTTGACTACAACTTTAAGTTCCCTGGACGTGTTACTTGGGATCCGATTAGTGTTACATTGGTAGCTCCTTCAAGAGGTGCGGACGATCCAACCGATATTCTTTATATTGGGCTACAAAATGCAGGATACTATTTTCCTACAAGCGTAGCTACTAATACAAATGCAAGAAAATCTTTATCGAAATCAGGATTCAAAACAGCTTTTGGTGGTGATCCAACTATTATGCTAATTGACGGTGATGGAGTTGAAGTTGAAAGATGGAAACTGAATAACGCTTTCTTAACAAGTGTGGATTACGGTGGTAGTCTAGATTATACTTCCGATGATATGCTTGAGTTGACCATGGAAATTGCCTTTGACTGGGCTTCGAGAGAGATGACCAAGTAAAAGCAATCTAATAAGTTTTTAAGAAAGGTTTTGAAAATATGAGTAGAAATGATGGACGCTTCAGCGCAGCCGAGGGACTCCCAACTCCAGAGGACGAGGGGACTTCGGCTGTTGCTGCATCTGCCCCAGGCACACAATTTAATTGGGCGCTTCCCACAGAATTTGTAGAATTACCAAGTAAAGGAAAGTTTTATCCTCCTGGTCATCCGCTTAGTGACGCCGAAACGGTTGAAATTAAGTATATGACAGCCAAAGAAGAGGATATTCTTACAGACCGAGCCCTTCTCAAGAAGGGTGTAGCTGTTGATCGTATGTTGCAAAACATAATTGTCAACAAAGATATCAAAGTTGATAGTCTGCTCATCGGCGACAAGAACGCCATTCTTGTGAAGGCTCGCACTACAGGGTACGGCGCTGAGTATGAAACAAAAGTAACTTGCCCAGCATGTTATCAAACTGGCCAGCACGTTTTTGATCTTGATAAGTTGGGTCATAACGATTTTATGTCAGCACTTGAGGAAGAAGAAGTTGAAATAACGGAAGGTAACACGTTTAGAGTGGTACTTCCGATGTCCAAAGTAACAGTAGACTGCCGTATGCTAAATGGTAAGGATGAGAACATTATCGCAAAAAACTCTATGCGAAAGGACCGTACAAACCAGGCGTCCAATAACTTAACAACACAGTTGGCTTTAATGATCGTATCCGTGAATGGTAACGATGATAAAATAAACAAGCTACAGTTTATCAATTCAATGCCCGCTAGAGATTCTAGACACCTCCGAAATCTTATGGTTAAGATTACACCAAACATGGATATGACAACAGATTTTGAGTGCGAAAACTGTGGTCACCAGGCGGCCTTGGAGGTGCCGCTCACTGCTGACTTTCTTTGGCCTAAGTGACGAATATAATCTCGGAATATATGAAGAATTCTTTAACCTAAAATATTATGGAGGTTGGAGTTTCTTTGAGGCTTATAACCTGCCGATTGTTCTGAGAAGATGGTTTTTGAATCGTCTTGTGAAGCAAAAAGAAAAAGAAGCGAAGCAGCACGAAGATGCGATGAGAAAAGCCAAGTCTGGCCGCCGCTAAATATAACTAAAATAGTTATTTACAACCTACTTATTAAGCAACCGTCTATATTGCTGAGGGATATCTATGCTTACTGAAGATCAACTGAAAGATATGGTGTTTGATTTAGGGGCTGCCCGTAAGGGAGAACTTAATGAAAACATACTTCACGTTTTCGCCGCTTGGATTGAATATTTGCTATCCAAAATGTTCAAAGGAAGACGTATCCCCGTTAAGGTAAGGGGGAATAGGATAGAGGTCCAGCGTTTTACCGATGCTTTGGTGAATGAAAAAAGATATATGGACTATATTAAGAAGTATGGTCTTGACGACCCTATGACCTACAAGCAAAAGTCAAAACTGGACGTTGCTATTAAGAGATTCGAACGAGAGGCAAAGATTAACTGGCCTATCAAGAATCCGTAGGAGCTTTAGATGGCAAACGGTGAAGACCCAGAAGACATAAAAAAGCGATCTGCGGCGACAGAGGAAAACTCTGAATCCAATAAGGAAAACGCTGAGTCTTTAGACCAGCAGGGCGAATCTGCGGAAAAAGCTGCTGACAAGGTAAGCAAACTACAGAGCGCCCTCGATGGATTAAAAGGCAGCTTTGATGTCGAGCAGGCCCGAGACTTTCTTGGTGTTATGCGTGACCAAGTTACGGCTTTTGATAACCTCGACAAAGGTGCCCGTGAGTTTCAAGCTGCGGCGATCACTGTTGGTTCTCTTCAGAGAGAATTAGCAGATGCTATCGGATCAGGTAATACAGCTAGACAAGAATACATTGAACAGCAGATCAAACTCAATGAAGAAGTCCTCAAGCAGGGAATGGAAAACGAGAAGATTCCGAAAACTCTTAGAGAGGCTGCTAAGGCTTACGTTGAAAACGCAAAGATTCTAGGGGAACGAGAAGAAACTCTTTCAAAGCTTTCTGAAGCGCAAAGGCTTCTGTCAGACAACACTCGTGCAACTGGCATAGCCATTAATGGTTTGTCCTCGGTTATGAGTTATGCTGGATTATCCACACTCGACTATTCTGCTGGTATAGGATCAGCCATCACGGGAATTACTGATTTAGGGATAAAGCTTGATAACAATAGAATTGCCTTCCAGAGGAGCACGGGTGCAGGAGAAGAACAAGTTCACCAAATGGAAGATCTTGTTCAAAGAAACATCGAATTCGGTGTTTCCACGGAAGAAGCAAGTAAAACTATGGGCGCACTCAGAGCTTCATCCGCAGCTTTTCTTGCGGCGGATCAAGCCACGCAAAGTTCGGTTGCAGACACAGTTGTCCAGTTTGAAAGGCTGGGTGTTGCTTCGGAGACATCAGCACAAGCAATTGACTTGTTAACCAAGGGCATGGGAATGAGTTTAGAGGGTGCTAGGGACGCCT